GGAAGTACTGGGCCTACAGGTCCTATAGGTAGCCAAGGACCCGTGGGTAACCAAGGCGTACAAGGACCTGAGGGGGAAACAGGTGATACTGGTCCCACAGGTATTGTAGGGCCTCAAGGTCCTGTTGGTAACCAAGGCCCCACAGGGGAAACAGGACCCACAGGCGGTCAAGGTCCAGTAGGAAACCAAGGACCTACAGGCTCACAAGGGCCTCAAGGTGCTACAGGTGACCAAGGACCTACAGGTTCTCAAGGAACCACAGGAAATACAGGTGCTACTGGTTTACAAGGACCTACGGGACCGACAGGAAATACAGGACCAACAGGTGATCAAGGACCAACAGGGTCTACAGGTCCACAAGGCCCTCAGGGTACTCAAGGACCCACAGGCAATACAGGTGCTACAGGTTCAACGGGTCCTATGGGTTCCACACCCTTAGGCTTGGCTTTCGGAACAATGAATATTGATGCAGCAACAGGCATATTAAAAATGGAATATTATGGAAGTGCTAACGATAATGACTTCACAATTTCTGCCTCTGGGCAGCTTTCGGTAACAACGGTATAGATAATGGGAACAATTAATATTGGTAAGGTTCGCCTCTCTTTTGAGGGAGCGTTCTCAAGCAGTACGGCTTATGCAGTCCATGAAACCGTATTTTACAGTGGAGAGAGTTATGCTTGTATAGTAGCAACAACGGCTGGCACTCTCCCAACAAACACAACACACTGGGCTAAGTTAGTCCAAAAAGGCTCAGACGGGGCCGATGGCTCTGATGGAACCACAGGTGCTACAGGTGCCACAGGTCCAGCGGGGGCCGATGGCTTTGACGGGGCTACAGGTGCTACGGGTCCCCAAGGCCCAGCGGGTTCTAATGGTGCAGACGGCTCTGATGGAGCCACAGGTGCTACAGGACCTCAAGGAGCCACAGGAGCTACAGGCCCAGCGGGTGCCGCTGGCGCAGACGGTGCAGACGGGGCCAATGGAGCCACAGGAGCTACAGGTGCTACAGGACCTCAAGGAGCTACAGGTGCCGATGGTGCTACGGGCGCACAAGGTCCCCAAGGTATTCAAGGAACTACAGGACCCCAAGGACCAGCGGGTGCAGACGGTGCTACGGGAGCCACAGGTGCCGCTGGCGCAGATGGTCTTAATGGCTCCGATGGCTCCGATGGTGCTGCGGGAGCTACAGGGCCTCAAGGCGTACAAGGTGATGCTGGTTCCGATGGTGCCACGGGTCCTCAAGGTCCTACGGGTGCTGCGGGTGCTACAGGCTCAGCAGGGGCCACAGGTGCTGCGGGTGCTACGGGGGCCACAGGTGCTACGGGTGCTGCGGGTGCTGACGGTGGTTTTACAACCAACTCTAACGCACAGGTTAACTCCTTAGGTGTAGGAACAGCAGCTAATGGTAATGCTGGTGAGATCAGGGCTACCAACAACATCACAGCTTACTATTCAGACGAAAGACTTAAAACTTTCCAAGGTACAATACCTGATGCCTTGACAAAGATTACTATGCTGAATGGCTACTACTTTACTGAAAATGACCACGCTAGATCGTTTGGTTTTAACAACGATAGAGTACAGGTTGGTGTTAGCGCACAAGAGGTCCATGCGGTGTTACCAGAGGTAACCACGGAGGCCCCTTTCAACAGTGAATATTTAACTGTTTGGTATGACAAGCTTGTGCCGCTTTTAATTGAAGCAATCAAAGAATTAAAAGCAGAAGTAGAGGAGTTAAAAAGTGACACTCCAAAGTAGCGGTCAGATGACCTTTACTGATATTCAAACTGAGTTTGGCGGTAGTAACCCAATCTCTTTAGATGAATATTATGGTGCAGCCAGTGGAATACCTAGCAGCGGTCAAATTTCTATGAACCAGTTTTATGGGAAATCTGGTACATATAGTTTAACGCTAACTGTAGGGTATGATGATACTGGCCCATACAAACAAGCAACAGGTTTTGGCATAGGGGGCAATCCATTTAATACAAGTAATTCTAACTATGTTGCTGGAACGACTGTTGCAACGCCAAATCATGGTTCTGTTTCAAATCCACTTTGGACAGACGGTACAAATCGAATATACTTCCTAGGTGGTCGTAAAGTTGGTGCCCTAAAAGCTAATCCAAGTTATCATATAGAGTTAAGAGTAGAAGGTTTGCACACTCTAAATTCTTTTAATACATTAACTACTAGTTTTGGTACTTATCAAACAAGTGCTGCAAATGTTATATTCCAAAGGTCTGACATCGCGTACGCCCTTGCTATTGGGGATGTGACAACTGGTACTGGAGTAAATGGCTCTACGATGTATGGCCCATTATATAAAGCCACACATAATACATCTTGGGAATGGCCTGTGAATGTAAATAACATACCTTTAAGTGATGAAGCCAATAATTGGGGAAGAACTATAGGATCACCCATTATCGGTAGTGTTGGTACAACTCATTCAGTAACGGTGACTTAATATGACAAATGAAGAAACATGGGATGCTTTTATTTCTGAATGGGAAAGAAGACTTAATGAAAGTGGCGTTATTGTAGGCTATTCAGATTGCTTTGGTGCTGGTTTGCTTATGGAAGAACTCTGCTTTGGCGTAGGTTCTGTAAAACTAGATAAAATGGTTTCGGGTTGGGATATTGAACGCTCAGAAGGAGATGAATTAAGTTCCAATGAAAATAGAGTGCGAGATGGTGGAAAAGTTCAACGTATTATTAGTGAAAATTATAATAACGATTTAACAACCAGTTTTCCTTTAGATCGTTTGCGTAGATTAAATGAAAATGAAACGCCTCAAAAATGTGACATGAGAATGATTAGTGTTCAAGGCAGTGGTTTAACAGCTTTGTATTGGGGAGGATCAGAATGGGTATCTCAAAAACCAGATCAGTCGATAGGCATATTAGACGAGACAAGTTTTATAATTACTGAATTAGGAACCTTTAGGCCCGTTAACTTCGATGGATGATTTGGAAAATAGAATAGCCAAAACTGAATGGCTAATAGAACGACAAGATCAAAACATCAGAGAGCTATACGACACCACAGAGGACATGAAGAAATGCCTTAGGGGTATACATGAGGTCTTAATACAAATTAAGTGGTTTGTACTTGGTGGTGCAGCTTTATTCTTTGCAGACCAAATAGGTCTAGGATACATATTTAAAATATTTGGAGTTTAATAAACAATGTTACAAGCACTAGCTACGGTGCTTCCAAACATTCTGAAGATCGTTGACAAAAGCATACCTGATAAAGCAGGGGCGGCATTAGCCAAGCAGAAGATTGAGCTTGAGCTAGTGACCGCTGCTAACGAAGTCAACAAGATGCAAGCAGAGACCAACAAAGTAGAAGCATCCCATAGAAGCATATGGGTTGCTGGTTGGCGTCCAGCTATTGGTTGGACATGCAGTATAGGCGTCTTCTGGGCATTTGTGGGTCACCCCTTTGCCTCATGGATCGCAATAATGTTTGGAGTACCTTTATTTTTATTACCTGAGGTTCCTATGGACGCTCTGTTTGAGCTTGTCATGGCAATGTTGGGTCTCGCGGGTCTCAGGACCTTCGATAAGATGAAAGGCACAGCTAAATGAGCCGTGACTACGCGAAAGAATACAGAGATTACCACGGCACCCCAGAGCAGCGAAGACGCAGATCAAACCGTAACAAAGCTAGACGGTACATGATCAAGCAAGGACGCGCCAAGGTGGGTGATGGAAAGCACGTAGACCATAAAAACTACAATGCTGATGACAACAGCCCTGCAAACCTGAGGGTGGTTTCAGCACGGTCTAACCTAAAACGACAACCGAAAAGGAAGGGTTGATGAGTACAGGCCCAGCAAAGGGTAAAGCCCGATATAAAGTTACAAAGAGCGGTAAAAAAGTCTCATATGGTCAAGCAGGGAAAGCTAAAGGTGGTGGACCCCGTGTTAGACCAAACACCTCAAAAGGTGATGCGTACTGTGCGCGGTCTATGGGACAAATGCGCTCCCATTCTGGTGCAGCAAAGGACCCTAACAGCCCCCTAAGGCTATCTCGTAAACGCTGGAAGTGTAGCGGGAGTAAGAGTGTAGGGTAATATGGCTGTAGCGGAGATTTTAGCAGGGATCGCGCTCGTCAAAAAATCAGCAGAGATCATATCTAAGGGTCTCAATGCAGCACAGGATATGTCTAGTTTGGCATCTCAGGTGGACGATTTATTTGAGGGTAAAAAACAACTTAAACAACAAGAGAAACAGGAGAGAGCCGTAGGCAAGTCTCCTACTCAAACCATAATTGACCAGAAATTGGCTGATGAGCATATTGCAGAGGTAAAGGCATTAATCATAGCCAGATTTGGGTTCTATGCGTGGACCGATATTATAAAGCTCCAGAAAGAAGTGGCCCATGAAGAAAAGCAGAGGCAAACTTTAAAACGAAAAGCCAAACAACAGAAACAAGAGGATATGCAAGAGGCCGCTGTCGTAGGTGGCAGCTTGGCTGTGGGCATAGCTTTAGTTCTCCTAGTGGGCTTAACGGTCTGGGCCATGCAGTAATAATTAGAGAAAGAGATACAATGAGTACAAAAGCATCCTTCGATCTTTTGGATGCTCTACACAGTGCCGTTGCTCATCAGCTTTTGGATAAAATTCAAACTGGTGAGGCAACAGCCGCTGAAATCAGCGTAGCTGTAAAGTTCTTAAAAGATAACCACATTGAGGCCCTAGCGGTCCCCGACAGTCCCATTAGCAATCTACTAGAGGCTCTGCCCTTTAGTGATGCAGAGATACAAGGCTCCCAATTCAAACAATGACAACAGAAGTCCCCGCACAACTGCGAGACTTTAGGAACTTCGTTTACCTAGTCTGGAAGCACCTAAACCTACCAGACCCCACCCCGATACAGTATGACATGGCTGACTACCTACAAGGTGGTCCTAGGCGTATGGTCATCCAAGCTTTTCGGGGGGTAGGGAAGTCCTATATCACCTGTGCCTATGTCGTTCACCAGCTTCTCCTAGACCCCGACAAGAAATTCATGGTTGTGTCGGCCTCTAAGAGTAGAGCCGATGACTTCAGTACATTCTCACAACAAATCATAACTCAACTTCCAATATGTCAGCACCTAATAGCAAAGGACACCCAACGATGGTCAAAGATTGCCTTCGACGTTGGCCCAGCGAGAGCATCTGGGTCACCTTCAGTGAAATCCGTAGGTATATCGGGGCAATTAACAGGAAGTCGAGCAGACGTGATTATTGCAGACGATGTGGAAGTACCCAACAACTCCGCAACACAGATGATGAGGGAGAAACTTGGGGAGAGCGTCAAGGAGTTCGATGCGGTCCTCAAGCCAGATGGTCGGGTGATCTACCTTGGCACCCCACAATGCGAGATGAGCTTATATGAAGAACTAAGAAACCGTGGATATGAACTAAGGATATGGCCTGCCCGTTACCCCTCAGAGGCCCTGAGAGGCAAGTACAGCGACAGGTTGGCCCCCTTGGTAGGGGACGCCCTAGATAATGACCAAAGCCTCCTAGGGACCCCTACAGACTCTCTCAGGTTCGATGATGAAGACCTGACTGAACGGGAGTTATCCTATGGTCGATCAGGCTTTGCCCTACAGTTCATGTTGGACACCTCATTGTCCGATGGTGACAAGTATCCATTGAAGGTCTCAGACCTCATTGTCATGGGTGTAGATAACGACAAAGCCCCAGAGAAGGTGGTGTGGGGTAAATCAATCCCCATCCAAGACCTACCCAACCTAGCCTTATCAGGAGACCGCTTCTACGGGCCTGTAGAGACCCTAGGAGAGTGGCTAGAATACACAGGCTCAGTCTTAGCCATTGACCCCTCAGGACGAGGACAAGATGAGACAGCCTACGCTATCGTTAAGATGCAAAACGGTATCCTATATGTTAAGGATGCAGGGGGATTAAAAGGTGGCTATGGACCCGAAACCTTACAAGCTTTGGCCTTTCTCGCTAAACAGTACAAAGTCAACTACACAATCATCGAAAGTAACTTTGGTGACGGTATGTTCACTGAACTACTCAAGCCTGTGTTTAACCGTGTGTACCCCTGTTCCATTGAAGAGGTGCGTCATAGTAAACAAAAGGAACTTAGGATCATCGATACCCTAGAGCCTGTGATGAACCAACACAGATTGGTCATCGATCCAAAGGTCCTAGAGAAGGATTGGAAGAGTGTACAACACTACCCACCAGAGAAGGCTAGTAGATACACCCTGATCCACCAGATGACTAGGATCAGTAAGGACCGTGGAGCCTTAGGACACGACGATAGACTAGATGCCCTAGCTATAGCTGTGGCCTACTGGGTCGAACAGATGGCGGCTGATGCAGATAAAGAGATGAATGTTAGAAAGAACGACATGTTCATGCAGGAACTAGAGAAGTTCAAAGATACATCATTGTTCCTCAAAGGGCCTCAAGAGCCTAAGAGCCTAACGTGGATGTAGTAATAATGGACATTGTAGGAAGGACCCCAAAGTTACCTACCTATACTTGGCTAAGAAACCAGTAGGTTCTGTAGGTGGTAATGATGAGATCATTTAACATCAATAAATATTATAATATCTACCCTCAAGGCCTTAAAGGGCTTTGGGGGCTATTGGTTCCACTAGTGATACTCTATAGAGGATTATTTGGTCACAAAAATCTGAAGGGGTATTCGCTAGAGCATCGCCCTTCGATTTCCCCCATAGGGGTCGTCGGTGGGTGTGTGCCGCAGCGCAGCATGGGTGGGGGGTCATATGTGAACGATTTTCCGCATTGCAGCATTGATTGTGCGGTTGCAGCATAGATTGCGCCACCGATTGCGCCACCGTGAAACCATAGGACCATATAAACAAGGGGTGCCGGTAGATACTATATCTGCGGTGGGTTTACAGTGTAAACTCTGGCAGTCTTTCGTTGTCCTGTTATAGTATAACATAACATGATGATGATGATCACCATCTTGATATTCACATATCTTAATTTGAATATGCATCTGTGCGATTTTCGGCCTTCAAAGTTTACACTGTAAACTCTAGGGACCGTTAGAACATAAAGGCCTATGTTAGAACATAAAGCTTGCACATGTGTAATAGATAGAGTAATCTGTATTTAACGGCGCAAGCTATGGGCCGTTATCAACCCTAAGGTGATTAACCACAGTCACCGCTTAACAGAGTTTACAGTGTAAACTTTCAAACCTAGAGATTGGATCAAGATTATGACTACTGAAGTAAAAGCAACCGGCACTACATTAACAGTACAACGCGCGGTCAAGGCCTTCATCAAAAACAACACAACGAAGGCCGACGCTATCCTAGTGGCCGTTCAAGCCCATTTGAATATCGAAAGCAATCAAGGTGAAGATCAGTTCAAAACCTTGATAGATGCCATTGGTGCCGCCGGTAAAGAGGCAAGCAAGGCCGATGGCGCTGAAGACAAGATACCTAGTTCAATCAAACAGATGACTACCACAATACGTCGCGTGTTTAACGATGAAGGCTATGGTGTCCAGTACATCCTTAATGCAGACTGCATGTACAAGATACGCCAAGCCTATGGCAAAATCACTGATGCAGCTAAAGCCGCGAAAGAGGCCGATAAGACAGATAAGGCCGAGAACACAAAAGAGGCCGACACAGAATTGAAAGGCTTGTTAATATCGGA